GCAAGCATCACGGTATTTTTAAATTTATTAAAGATTTTCGCGCGGTTTCTGTTTGCTTGCTTTTCAAGGTGCGTTAGTCTGGCATAATCTTTTTTTGTAAGTTCATACCCATTGTTTAGTTTTGTAGAAACATTAATTGAACGTTGAGCGTATTTTTCTAGCGACTTAACGTAGGCGTTAAATTCTTTCCGTGTGGAAAATGACTTAATACCACGCGTTTCAAAATCAGTTTCAACACCATAATTGTTTCTGTAATATCTTGATTTCGCATTCGCGTTCTTGTTTAATCGCCGGATAAGTGCTTTATCTTTTGCTCTAATGCGTATTTTAGCGTTTCGTGCCAATTTGCTTCACGCCCTCGCAATTTAATTCTGAACCCGCGTTTCTCAACATGTTTGTACCAGCTTATATCTGCTAAATCATCAGAATAAAGTTCTGGTGAACAACGACTTATTTTTTGTTTGAACGTTATTCGATTATCGAGGCGCCCATTTAAAAACATTTTTCTATACAATCTGCTAGAAAAAAAGTACGTTACGTCATTTTCAGACACAACGTACTTGCTTTCTTTCAGATTGTGATAAACACCGCCCCTGGATATTGGCAATGCTATCACCACCTATTATTTATTTAATTTTTGGTACTCGGCAACGTCAATTGCAAGGGACAAGAAATTGTAGCCGTGGCGTCCTTTTTTAGATGATACCGAAAGTGGAAGCGGAACATCATAGTGCGGCCGTCCCATAACCATGAAAATCTGGGTAAGTGAGTTCATTACGCCAATTGATACGCAAGAGTAAGCCTTTCCTTGGTCATCAATGATGATAACACGCGGCTGTGTAGAAACTTCACCAGTTTTGTCATCAGTGATTTTGACGTATTGAGCAAGGACATCAACCATGCGCACTGTTTTTCCAGTGAAATCTGAAAGCGAGTAATCAGGGTTTGCAAGAGCATTGAACACCTTTGCTTTGGTGATAGGATCGTCGCCCTTGATCGTGCAAAGAATATCTGCTGATGCATTTTCAAGTTCAGATTTAATTGATGGTGTCTTTTCTTCACTGGAAACGGCTGGAACGCTAGTAGTTTGCAAATCTTTTTCTTCACTCATAAATAAAATTCTCCTTTATTAGTCCTTGGTGTCTTCAACAACTGAACCGTACTTGATAAAATCTTCAATAGAAATAGCGTACTTGGCAGAAGTTTTCTCGGCCTTTGTAACGATGATGTTTTTGAACTGGTCGCCGTAGGCTTTCAGCAATTCTCGCTGTTGACGTTCAGGTGATAAGTCGCCGTTGGCAACGATTGGTTCAAGTTTGTGCTCGATCAACTGACCATTCGCATCAGGAGAGATGGAAGACCCATAAATTTTGGTAGTGGTAATGGTACGAACAAAAGTATTACGCATGAAACTGACCTCCAATAATTTTATTTTGTTGAAATTTTTGACTTTGCCTTTCAACAATTCTTATTATGGACGATATTCAGCAAAAAAGCAAGTATAAATTTCGATTTTTTACAAGTTTTTTTCATATCTGGTCGTGTTTCTTCCTATTTAAATAGCACGTTGTGGTATAATTAAAATCAGAAAGTGAGGTGATAGCATGAAACGTGATGAACACGAAGCATTGTTGACAAAGATTTTAGGATCAAGCGATCCAGCCAAGCAAGGTGACGTTAGTGAGGTGCTTCAACAGTTGCGTGAAGATTATTCACAGGTGCTTGACCATGAGGCGGAAGTTGATAAGCAAAATGCCGCTTTGGCAGAAACTAATGACAAACTGACGCAATCAAATTCACGGCTGTTTTTGCAATTAGGTGAACAGCAGGAACAGTCACAAAGCGAAGATAATGACCAAAAGCGTGCAGAAAATGTGACGCTTGATGATATTTTGAAAGGATAACATAATGGCAAAAATTACAGTAGCAGATACCATGAACCAATTAGCACCAGACACCAAGGCGTGGGATATTATCAACGCCTTGCGTAACGCTGATGCAACCATGAAAGCCTACGTACCATTGGCGAATGCTGATAACGTTGCGGAAGTTGGCGCAGGCATTCTGGGCATGGAAGTAACGCAGAACGCATTCATTGGTGCCTTAATTAACCGAATTGCTTCCGTTATTTTGCACCGTGTCAATCTTAGCAACCCGCTGGCAATGTTCAAGCGCGGCTCAATGCCAACCGGTTATAACATTGAAGAAATTTTCGTTGACATTGCTCGTGAGCACCAGTTCAACCCGAACGTTGCCGAAGAAGAAGTTTTCCGGCGTGAAATGCCTAACGTTAAGGTGCTGTTTCACAAGTTGAACCGACAGGGCTTTTACAAGCAAACGATCAGTCAAGATCAGTTGCGCAACGCTTTTGTTAGCTGGGATCAGGTAACGTCATTGATTGCTGGTATTGTCAATGCTATGTACAACTCCAACGCAGTTGATGAATTTAAGTACATGAAACTGCTGTTCAGCAATTATTACAGCAAGGGCTTGTTCAAAGTCGTTAAGGTTACGCAACCTACGGACGCTCCATCAGGAACTGCTTTGATTAAAAGCATTAAAGGGGCGTCAAACCGCCTCACATTTCCTAGCGATCAGTACAATGCACTCGGCGTGACCACTCAAACTGACAAGGCCGATCAGTATCTGTTCCTGAATGCTGACGTTGATGCCCTTGTTGATGTTGATGTTTTGGCAAGTGCCTTTAACATGGATAAGGCTTCGTTTGCAGGCCACCGGCAGTTGATTGATGATTTTGGTGGTGCGCCAAACATTGCGGCAATTCTTGTTGATCGTGATTTCTTTGCTGTATACGATCAAATGGAACAAATGACGCAAAACTGGAACGGCCAAGGGCTTTACTGGAACTATTTCTATCATGTATGGCAGGTTATGAGCGCAAGTCGTTTTTCCAACGCCGTCATCTTTGTATATGACACTGATGCAATCAAGGTCGATCCAATTACTGGCGTTATTGTCACACCAAACGTTGTCAATGTTGGTAAAGGCCGCAAGCAGGCATTCAGTGCGATTGTTCATACAACCGATCCAAGTGTCGATCAAAGCGTTACATGGAGTGTTTCAGGTGGCTCATCTTCCGCAACCGCAATTGACACATCAGGCAATTTGACTGTTGGCACTGATGAAACCGCACAACAGCTGACCGTTAAAGCAACAACTGTTGCAAAGAACCCAGCCCCTACTAGTTCCACACCAGTGACGACACCGTCTGATGGTAGTGTTGAGGGTACGGGTTCCAGTTTCAACGAAGATGGCACTGTCACGGGGCTTGCGTACATTCAAGTTCAGTAAGTGAGGTGAGCGATATTGGCACTTGATACATTTGGATATGACAACGGGGTTGGCAACAAATTTGTAAACGAAGCTGTTGCACCAACTGGTACAAACGTGCGCTTATTTTCTGGCATACCGCTTGACGTGTCGCAACAAAACCAAAAACTGTTTTCTTCTGCGTCCGCGCGCGATAACTATTTTCAAACTTGGCCTAATCAACTAACCGTTGGTGAATACAGCTATCAGCGAACCGAACGGCGTTTGCGTTTAGGCATTAATGTTGAGCAGGCAAGAAACTTTAACTATTTGGCATTTCAGAATAGCGATTATGGCTCACGCTGGTTTTACGCGTTTATCACGCAAGTGGAGTATGCTAACCGTTCAACTTGTTACGTCTATTTTAAATTGGACGTTATACAAACGTGGTTCTTTGATGTTTCCTTTAAGCAATCGTTTGTCCGGCGTCAACATTTGAACCAATTCCGATCAAGTTCAATTGGTGCCAGTGTCCCGTTTCAACGCAATGACGATGAGGGGCTTGCCTATGGAGAAGAATATGACATTGTGGGTATGCAACAAATCACCCCCGAAAACCCTAGTGTCAAATGGTTGGTGATTGCTTCAACGGTTGATTTAAGCGGTAGCGGAAGTGCTGACAGTGGAAGCGGGACGCAAAGTTCGTTTGCAGGCTCGGCCAATGGCATTGCAACACCGTTTTGGTTTTATCTCATACCATTTAAGACTGATGATCCGGCTTTTACAACAACTGCTACGTATGACGGGACGCCGATATTGCGGCCTGATGTTTTCTTAGAATTTATCTCAACGTCATCTAGCTTTGCAAGTAAGATTGCAAGTATCAGTGTCACTGACTGGTGCCCCGTTGGTATTAACGGTTTGTACCCCACTTATACCACTGCCAATGCAAGTAGTGGTGCTATCAGCAAAAAGGTTGAGCTGAAATTACCAGATAATTTAAGCACGTGGCGCGGACGTTCCATTATCCAAGTCACGAACAACCCAGCCGGTTTTAAGTACGATATTAACCTTGGTGATCCGTACAAATATTTCACCAGATACGGCGCAAGTAAGTTGATGGAAAGCCCCTATGCCTATCTTGAATTAACCGACTTCAAAGGTCATATGGTCATGATTAGACCAGAATATGTACACGCAGGTAATCTTCAAATACGTGTCATACCTAGTCTATCATGGCTGAACAAGACTGCGTATCTCATTCGGCATTACAATGTTAGTGGCACGAATGGCGACATTGAATCGAATGATGCGTATGGCAACACCATTATTTCTATGGATCACGCAATTTACGACAGTGCTTCCGGTGATATACCGGTTGCTACCGAACAAGCCGCAACTTACATTCAAGCGAACAAAAACGCTTTGGCAAGTGCCAAAACGAATATGCGCATGAAAAATAACGCTAATACTGCCGTTGCTGGCATTAACGGCGCTATTCAAGGCGCACAAGCTGGCATAGGTGGCGGGTTAGCTGGCATTGCTGGCGGCGCTCTGGTTGGCGGTGCTTTAAGTGCTGGTACGACTGCCTATCAAGGCCACATCAATTATCAGGCGCTGGTTAATACGCAAAACGCAAAACTAGCTGACATTGATAACATGCCCGACAACATTTCAGGCATGGGTAACAACCCGATATTTGATGCTAACGCCCAGTTAGGTGGCGTTTATCTCGTTTGGAAACAGGTTAAGCAAGAATATGCTGAAAAGCTGACAGACTATTTCTACATGTTTGGCTATAAGTATAACCGGCTTGTTGATTTAAGCGACATGACACAAGCATTCCACAATCGTCAAAGATTTAATTATGTGCAAACGCAAAACATTTCGATTGTCGGCAACGTCAATTCAAATGACTTGCATGAGATGAAAGAAATTTTTGATAAAGGTGTTACACTCTGGCATGAGGGCTATACGCCGGGCGATTATGGCTCTAGTAACCCCGAACTTTACCCATCAGCATAATGGAGGTGATTAAATGAGCAAAAGATCGACGCGGCACGGTCGCGGTTTAAACAACCCTAAAAACCCCTATGAGCAGGCAATTAGTGAGGGCAATAATTGGTACGCCTTTTATTACAATTATCTGGTTGAACTTGCTTTATCGAGGTTCAAATGGACGGGTCTTCCAGACTCGGTTGATCCTCGTTACTTGGAGTTGTCGCTATTACAATTTGGCTATGTTTTATTTTTCAAAGACATTTATCAAGACTTAGGATATTTAGTTTCGCAGGCGGCGTTAGGCGGACGACTTAATCATTACTTGACACCAACAGAATTTTATACATCAGCACCAACATATGCGGGGTATAAGTATAATCTAACTAATTCAGTTCCGATTTTTAATAATTATATGCGAGTACCGACTTTTCCAACATTACAACTTTACGCAACTGACTTAGCAGAAATTACGCAGATCATAAAGGTAAATCAAAACGCGCAGAAAACGCCCGTTGCGATTACTAGCAATGATTACAATAAACTCACGCTAAAAAATGCTTTTGAGCAGGTTGATGGCAACTCACCGGTTTTATTGGTTGACAAAAATTTTGATGCTGGCGATTTAAAGGCATTGAACTTCAATGCACCATATGTTGTTGATAAGTTGCAATATCAGAAAAACATGCGGTGGAACGAAGTTATGACATGGCTTGGTATCAACAACGGCAACATGGATAAAAAAGAACGCGTGCAATCCGCCGAAGTTGCAAGTAATGATGAACAAGTCAATTTGGCGCTTGCTAACCGTTTGAAAACACGCGAAGAAGCGGCAGAACAAATCAACAAGAAGTATCATCTTGAAATTGGTGTTAAACCGCGAGAATTAGAAAACGTTGAAGCGCCACTGATTGGAGGCGGTATGTTTGGCTCAATACACGATGCAACTTCGCCGATACATTGACGCACAGTCGCAATACGATCCTAATGTTAAAACGGTCGATCAAAAAATTGCCGCCGCCCTACCGAGACTTTTTGATTTCGATTTTCCGATATTTGATGAAAGTTACCGAACAACCTTAGAAACAAATATTGTCAAAGCCTATTACATGCACGAGATTGGTTTTGAAACAATGGCACTATTCAAGTTATATCTCAATCAATGGCTGAACTTGCACATGCCTTACTACAATCAATTGTACGAAACTCAACGAATTAAATTTGATCCGTTGGAAAACGTCAGCTATGCTGATGTTAGAAATAAAAAGGCGGTTGGCAGTAAAGATACGAAAAGTAATGCCAAAAGCGATACGACACGCGATTACACCAGTGATGTGACTGGCAATAGCAAAACAACTACCGATGAACAAACGCAAGGCAATAGTCGAACCATTGGCGATGATACGCCGCAGGGTCGGTTGTCAAACACAACGCAGTATAATAGTGATGTGAATACAACCAATTCTAACGGCGAAACTAATACCACAGATAATCAGGACACAACTAGCAATCAAAAAGACGCAACGACTTCAAACTTCAATCAAGACACGACTAATAATCAGCAATCAACGAATGACGAAGACACAAATTACACGCGCAAAGGTAAAATGAGTAGTCTGACATATTCTGAAATGATTGAAAAGTATCGAAAAATCATTATCAATGTTGACGCACAAATTGTCAAAGACATTTCTGTTTTGTTCTTTGGCTTACAGTCTTGGTAGAAAGGATAGAAAACTATGGCAATTGAACCAAATAGCAGTTTCCCGCAATCATTCAGCGGGCTAGATCCATTGCAAAAATTAAACTTTGTATGGGGTCATCGTTATTATCATTATCTGCCGACAGCATTTGACGATAGCCTTGATTTTTATGAGCAGA